ATAGCACCCCCATGTCATTGATGGGGATGTATTCAGACCCCGCGGCTGCGGGAGACGTCAGCGTCAGGTTCGTAGTGCCACTGGCTCCGCCACTTTTAAAAGTTAGCGTTGCAGCAGTGCTGGTCGATACAAAGTAAACACCAACCAAGCGGGTCCGACCACTAACAACCTGTGCGGTTGTAGTGGCCGAAGCCGTGTAAATATTACTATTACTCACGGTCCTTTCCCTTAATCAAATCACAGGCCCTTAATTAAGCGGTACGTGTGAAAACGTATGCTGTGGCACTAGAGAACATGATGGTGAAACGGGCAAGGCCAGTAACGCCGGACGGTACAGTCAGAAGACCAGCACCGGCTCCAGAGCCAGCGGCAGCGGCAGCGGAAAGGATGCCGTTGGTAGCCACGGCAATCGTCACTGTGTTTGCCCCAGCAGTGTTGTCAACGTACAGGTCCAATACAGTACCCTTAGCCGCGCCAATGGCTGCGCCTAACAAAGTACCAGTAGGCAAGGTAATAGTTGTTGCAGCGGCGGAAGTAGAAGTAATGTACCCAGTTGCAACTTGTGTTGCGGTGGCTGTCGCTGTTGCGTTGATTGCAGCAGTTGTGGGGTGGTTCTGATCAGTAAAAACCAGATTGGTGGTCGTCAAATCGGTTACGCTGGTAGCAGCACCGAAAGTAGCGTCAACAGTGACAGTGCCAGTACCGGCGGCTACAGTGATGGTCTGAAAGCCGTTTTGCGATCTAACTGGGCCGGAAAACGTAGTATTTGCCATTGCGCTCTCACATGCGAGTAAGCATATCTATCTGCATGACGTCAGCCGGGACTGTCAGATATGCCGGAAACCCCGGAATAGAATAACTATACACCGTATTTGCAAAAAGAAAAGGCCCCGAATGGGGCCTTTTCAGTTGCCGGTAATTAGGCCCCAGGGGAACCAAAAATACCGCGCCAATCGCTGAAGCCGAAGCTGTAACGCTCACGAGCCTTGTAGCGCACGTTACCAGTGTCGAAGTCGCCTTCGAAACCAGTGCGGATTGCAACGCGCTCGAACATCTTCATGCCGTTAGGAGCATCAGTCTTAAGGAACCACGCATCAACGTCGGTCAAGAAGTGGTTGACGGTATAACCTTGCGGCACCATCCCCATGTTCTTGATCGCGTTGATGTCGTTGTCCGCCGTGCCAACACGAAGCGTGGACTTCATGATGCGGTCAGCGGTAAACATCAGCTCTTTTGGAATGATCAGCTTAAGACCCTGCATGGCGATCTTCAGGCCACGTTCGTCGGTGAACGCAGCGATGTCGATCAGGGCCTGCTCAAGCGAAGTCTCGCTCAAGTCGGCATCCACGGCCAAACGGTTGGAACCGTTGGGGCCGCCCAGCGTTGGGTGAGCCGTCGAACACAGAGGCTGGCCGTCGCCACCAGTCGAGGTCGTAAATGCACCGTTCAGAACAGCAGCACCTTTAATCTGCTTGGTCTGAGCCATGGAACGAGCCAGGGCCTTGGTGTAACGAGCCGAAAGACGGTCGTACAGGTTGTCTTCCACTGCCTCTTCAGTCAGAGAAAACGCCAGCGCAATCGTTTCGTGGGTGTAACGAGCGGTGAAGACTTCTTGCGCCTGGTCGTAAAACACGCCAGAGCCTTCAGTTTTAACCGGGGCCGTTGCAAAGCCCGAGAGCATCACTTCTTCTTCAAATGCACGATCCGAAGATTCAATGTCATAGATTTCGAGATGCTCGTTCTCGTAGTTCTTGTACTCAAGGCCAAAGAGGGCGTTTAGACCCGGCTCAAGCTCTTTCGTAAGTTGGGCGCGTGAGATTGCCATTATTAGGCTCCTTGTCCAGCAACGCCTGCACTGCCGTACAGATGCGTGTTGATTTTAACGACCAACACTTCATAGGCCCCAAGCTCATTTTCCGGTACGTTGTACAGGCCAATGACCTTTAGAGCCAGAGTGCTGGTTTTTGCTACGCTAGCCGAGTCGATGGTCATGTTCGACACACCAGTCGTCGTGCTACCCGTCGTGCTCGTGCTGATCGGCGCATTAAAACCCATTTTTGCTTGGGTAATTGCCGTGCTGCTGGTCGACTGAATAGTAAACAACTGGCTTGGATCGTCAATGACGTCGGCCTGGATGATGCCAGTGGTGATGTCAATACTACCGGGGTAGTAATTGCGCCACACAGGCTTGCCCGAGGTCGGGTCAATGTACGAACAACCGTTAAACACGCCAACAGCCGCACTAGACGATGCCGCAACAAACTTTACGATGTAGCCATCATAAAGACTTACCAGATCACCCAAAAAGATTGCCCCGGACTGGTTATCGGCAATCTGATACCCGTACTGTTTTTGTGCTCCAGTAGCGGACAGGTTGCCCATAGGACGCAGACCAAAGGGCTTATTTACGTTAGCCATTTGTCAATTCCTTAAAAAGATTATTCCCCGGATGGACCGGGGCTACCAAAAGTAACCCGAGACTGACGATCAGGCCTTTGAATGCGCATGCTGTTATGAGCATTGCTCTTCAAAAGCTCATTGTCAATCGCTTGAACCTGATCAATGGCTCGACGGTGGTAATACGCCTGTCGCTCTTCAACTGTTTCCAAAGGAATACGGGCTAACAGAAGACCTCCCACACTGATAATGCCAGCGTGTCGGCCATCTTCCACGGTGGGAACAGGAAAGTCTGGATACTCGTCCGAACGGACAAGTTCATAACCTTCACGGACTTTCGCGGCAACATTCATACGGTCTTCTTGACCGCCTGCATATGCCCTAATCCATCTGTGTTTGTATCCCGGAGGAGCAGGAGGCGCATCAAGTCGTGACGGTGGTGCCCAAGGTTTCCGGCGTGCGGACTTCTCGCGGGTATCCGCGGAACGTGCTTCACGATTAACGGTTGTAGTAGCCTTGTCCATGATCAGTCCTTGACGTATTTGGCATATTCCTCAATCGGAACGCCCAGTTTTTTCGCAATTGCTACCTGACTTGCAGTCAGTTTGACAACGCGGCGTGCATTATTTACCCCAGTTGACCGGGTTGCAGGTGCCACCGTTTGCACGGTTCTGGTGGTCCTGTCTTTGTTAAATCGCCCTGGAAAAGACGATTTAAGTCGACGATCCAGCTCATCATAGTACTCATCAGAACTGCCGTCAAATCCTTCAACTTCAATTAGCTGTCGGTGAATGCCCCAAGCAGCCGAAGTTAATACCGTATCTCGGCCATACCAGGAGTTCTTTTCAACCCAATTGGAGGCTTTCTCATCCACAACTGGCCGAGCTTGCTGAACAACTGGCTGCGGACGCTGTTGCTGTTGCACCAATTGCTCTTGATACGACTGGCGCTGCGCATTGGCTTCAGCAATTTGCCGCTGCTCATGGATCAACGAAGTCAATCGAGTACTGGCTTCAATCTCGGTTGAAATGTCGCCTTCTTCGCGAGCCTTTTGAATAATTTGCTTGAGCGCAACAAGCTGGGTCTCAACCCGGCCACTTGCCTCATACAAACGCTCTTCATCCGTGCGAACAACCTTTTGCTCAAGCTGCTGCAGCCTGGCTTGCATTCCTTGCGCCAATTCCAACGCAGCCTGCTCTCGACGCTCCGTCTCACGCAAGCGAGCCGTCATCTTGTCGATGCGCTTTTTGACCTTGTCGCTGTAATCGTCCAGTTCCTGGCCTTGATTATCAGCAACAATCGACGCTTTGGTGTCTTCGCCTTCCATTTCGGTCAATGTGACCGACATCGGCTGTTCGTCCTCTCCGACGTTGTAATCCAACTCTTGATCTGACATCGTTTACTCCTTACATGTGCAAAATGTCATCGGGATTCGCAACCACTCCCAGAACTTCGTCGTCATTAATAAACCGGATCTCGCCCCCATCAATAGGAATGCGTGCCCCGGCATAACGACCGAAAATAATCCACTCTCCTTCCTGGCACCACGGCCCGGTTGGAAACTTGGACTCGTCTGAGTAAGCCAGGCTGCCCATCTTTAGGACATACCCGCACACGGTATTCAAAACCGTGCGTTTTTGCGTCTCTTCCGCCAGAACGATTCCGCCCTTGGTCTTTTCCGCTCCCCGATAGGGAAGGATCGCGATCCGCCAACCCGTTGGATTGGGAATCCGGTCGAGAACCGGCGCTGGAATCAAGACAGGGTCAAAAACCCCGTCAACATATGCATCATCAAGAGTAGGTACAACAACTTCCTGTTGCCACTTGCGCTCTAAAGCGGTCATAGACTCACTCATTCAATCTCCTTCAGGTTAAAAATCAGGGTCGTGGCGTTTAAGGAGGCCCTTAACCACATCTTCGACAAGATTCAAACCTTCCAGACGGCCCATCATAAAGCGGTAGCGTTCCATATCGGAAATGCCGCCACTCAAAATGATTGACTCAGAGTCCGCTTTAAGCTTTCTGATTTCTTTCAGCACAGCTTCTGTGAATTCAAGCATGGAAACCCCATGAAAAGCAGACGGAATGAGCCCCGTCTGTAGGCTTGTGTTAATCAGTATATACCAACAGGATCATTGCCGTCACGTTTGCGAATCACCTGTGCAGGCCCATTTTTGCCTTTTTTCAACACTTTTTTAGGCGCATTACTAGGGTTATTCTGTCCAGCTTTGCTGTAAGCAATTGCCGCGGCCTGTTTTACAGCCGCTGCAGTGCTCTTTGGCTTGCTTGTACCAATCTTTCCCTTCTCTTTAAAGGAACTCACCATCTCCCCAATGTTTGAGCTAATGGTTTTTTGACTTTTTCCAGATTTAAGCGGCATTTGGCTTCCTTGGAGGCTGGTTGCTGGTCACATTCGTTCGTTCCCGAGCAATTTGACCACGGAATTGCGCAATATTCTCTTGTGAACGCAACCGCTCCTGCGCAACCTGAGCATTTTGTTGCATCTTCTGCTTGTCCAACTGCAAAGACTGGCTCTCAATCGCAATCTTTTGCTTGTCGTTCTCCGCACGCTGCGCCAATTCCTGCTTTTTAAGCTCAATCAGCGGATCAGGCTGCTCGGCCCCAGCACCACTGAGCTGATCCTGCAGGTC